TGCTATCATGCCATACCTAGTTTTGAAACCAATCTTAGGTTGGAATGTGCTAGGGTCTATGGCCCTAACCATTTGAAGTGGGACGTATGGACAGTAGAAAAGACCTGCGTCATAAGGGCTTGTGCCTTTATAACCTGCTACATAGAACTGACTAGCAGCTCCTGTGTTAGCAGAATATGGATCTATGTAAACTCTGTAACGACCGTTTAGAACTCCGGCAAATGTATTACCTGTGTCATCAACGTTTAAATTTGTTGATAATGCTGGAGCATAGTCTAAAACGCCAGCCATTGCAAGAGCAGAAGCCACGTCTGAAGAACAGATAATAAAATTACCTTTTCCACGTCTTGTGTCTTGTGCGATTACGTTAGCATCTCGTTCAATGTTAAACAATAGACCTTTAAATCTTTCTACAGACCACCTACCGTTACTGTCGACATCTAAGTCAAAAGTTCCAGCCGTAGCAGTAGAGGCAGAGCCTGTTTTTGCTACTTTGTAAATAGTTCTGATAACCTCACGGTTAATTTCTGCAAGTATTTCTTGTGAAAGAATATTACTTAGCTCGGATTCTGCATCTAACCCATGAACGGCTTTCAAATCTTGTGCAAGTTCAACTGTATATTCTGCTTTCAATGCTCTTGATTTAGCAGTAACAGTTGTCTTCTCGATTGAAAACGCCATTTCTTGTAGGGTAGTTGAGTCTCCGAAGCCTTCTGCAGTGCTTGTGGATACGCCTGCGCCAGTTGTGTAAGAACCGTCTACTGGATTAGCTCCAGCATGTGTTCCTGCACCCGAAAAGTCTGTGTCAGCTTCGTTAAATAAAGCCTCAGTTCCACTTTGTGAAGTGTAATGAGATTTCATTGCGAAGATGAGACCTGTCGGACCTGACATTGGTTGTACGCCACAAACGTCGTAAGCCATAAGGTTGGGCAATGCACGTCGTACTAACGATATTAATATCGGATCGTAGTTGTCAACGCCTGAGCCTGTTTGGTTTGCGTGTGTAGCCTCGAAAAGAGCTTCCTTCTCCTCACGGAGAGCTTTCTCCTGATTTTCAAGGACTACTGTGGTTACCGCGCGCTTGTAAGGATCCTTGATCTCTTGTAGATCAGGATGCTCTAGTACGGGCTGCCACTTTTTCTGTAGTTCTTCTGAAAGATACATCAGTTTCTCCTTGTTTTACGTTTGTTATTTATTTATAACCTAATTATTTATAAAAATTTTAATTTTTAACATCGGAAAACTTAACCGCTTGAGAAATACCTTGTACATATTTGCTCATTTTAGTCCCGTCTTCTAATGTTCCCTGATCAACGCTATCTTCTAGCTTATCATTACCATCAGCTTTCGCCTTAGGAAAATAATTCTCCTTGATAACATTTAGTTTCTGAGTGTACAAATCTTCGTTGTCGTATGACACGTCTTCGATAAGAGTTGCAAACTTTTCAACTTCTGTTTCAGCTAGATCGTCAACCACGGAACGGAATACTCTTTCCTTTTGTAGTTGTTCCCTGTCTTCGCTGATTTCAACAGACTTGTTAATTTCTTCGTCTAACTTAGATTTTAACTCGTCTATTTGTGTTTGTTGAGACGTTAGTACATCAAATTTGTCTTCAGGGACATCGATGTAATGGTTCTGGAATGTCTCTTTGAGATCTTTAATAAAGCTCTCTGTGATTTCATTCTTCAAGCCATTCTCAACGGCTAGTTCATTCTCTGACATCCATTGTTCAGTTACATAACTGAGATATTTGTCAATATTCTCTACTAGCTTTTCTTTAGCTTCTTCGAAAGCCTTGTTGGCTTCCTCAACAAGTTCGTTCTCAATGAGATCGATTTGTTGATTGACTCGAGCTACAACGACAGTCTCAAATAATGAGGCTGCTTTTGTTTTGAATTCTTCTGAAAGATGCTCTTCGTCGGCAAATAAGTTAGCAATGTCTTCTTCAAAAAGTGTTTCAGAAGTTTCATCTTCGTCTTCATCTTCATCAGTTTCTTCTGCGACAACTTCTTCTGCCTCAGCTTGTGTTTCTTCTTCTTCTGCGGGTGCTTCCTGCTCTGCTACTACTTCATCATCTGTTTCGATGACTTCTTCTAAAGTTTCGTCTTCGCTACCTTCCTCACTCTCGCCAACAGGTCCTCTGTTGCCTGCTGAGCTAGGTTGGTTTACGACTGTACGAGCGTCTGTAGTATCGGTAAAGTTAGGTGCTTTGCCAGCGCCTGCACCCATGAGTCCAGGAGCCTTAGATGCTTTATCTGAAGCTGCCTTTCCTACTGGGCTTGTTAATCCACCTTCTGCGTTGCTAGAACCACTTAGGTCTTGCTGCTCAGGATTTGGATTGGAATCACCTTGTAAAGGATTAGTTTTGTCACCAGCTGTTTTGTCCAACGGACGGTGTGGGTCCGCGGAAGATGTCGGCAAGTTAGCTCTTGAACTTCCACCTTGCATAGGTGGTTGTCGATCGCCAGCTTCCTGTTCATCTATAACTGCTACGGTAGCGTCCTGAAGCTTACCTTCAAGCAGTTCTCTGATTTTGGATTCTACTCCCATTTCTCTCTCCTTATTTTTCGGATTATCTATGTTTTAATATAATCTAATAAACTATTTATATTTATCATGATTTCTATTAGATTTTGGACAGTTTTTCCAGGAAATTATTAAAGACTTGGAGCTTTTCTTCTTCTAAATGTGCTGAATTTGCACTAGAAATAGTAGCCTTAGCCTCTTCAATGTCTTGTTCTGTCCATTTTCCATTAACAAAAACCCATTCCTTACCTTCCATAATGCCGTTTACAAAGGCGTCTGGAGCGCTAGGATCAGCAACAATATCTGCTGCTGTCGCTAACATAAAGTCATCTTGTACTTCGTTAATGCCGTTTCTCTCTTTTAAAGAGCCCAGTCCTCTGGATGAAACACCCAGCTGAGCACCTTCACTAATGAGTTCTTTTACAATTTTACCCATAGGCGTATCCATAATCTTCGCCCTACCGATATAATTGTTGCCGTCTTCCTTAAGAGATGTAATCATGTGCGATACACGGTCTAAATTAACCGTTGGTCCGTCAGGATGTCCTAACTCTCCATAAGCTCGTTTTGTTAAAATGTTTTCTTTAACATAACGTGCTACTTCTCGCTGCATTATCTGTCTTGGATATATACGGCCGTTCTTGTTCTTTAAATCTGATTGTAAAAAGACTCCTTCAATAAACACATTAGGTTTATTCTTATCTTTAGTCTCTTCTGTAACATAATTAATATGTTGGTTGAATTCTTTAATTAGTCTCATTGTTCTATCCTAATGACCCGCCATCATACACACTTCCTGCGTCGTTAGTGTCTAGTGGTGCGTCTTGATGTTGTTGTGAACCATATCCAGATACTTTAGCACAATTAACTATGACTGTTCCGCCAGAGCCTCCTGCTATCACGACTTCTATATCGCTTCCGTTTTCTGAATTGTCTGAAAACCCGTAAAAATCATGGGTTCCGTTTTCATATAGTTCGTATAGAACAACGGAGTTTCTTTGTACCTTGGCACTAGCTCCGCTAGATAGTGTCCAATGTAGTCCCTTGATGTTTACTGCTGGGGAGCTTTGCGTTTCAGTTGACTTCTTTAACGTTGTCGCTAAAGCAATTGTTCCTGTCGCTGCAGTCCCCCTAACACTAACCACGCCCTGGACTTGGGTTAATTTTAAGTTGTTTACTGTGACTGCCATTTGTTTTCCTATGTTGGTAAGTTATATTTCTTTTTATTACTATGGTTAATGTGTTTATTCTCATCAAGAACTTCTACGTTCTCATCATCCACTTCAACTTTTTCTATACCGTGTTCAAACATAACCTTATACCAGCTAATTTTTCCATTTGCATCTGGTTCTGCATGCTCACCTATAATAGTTTTGCCTTCTTTCCACTCTTTGTGGAAGATTTTACTGGCGCACATGTGCTTATCGCCTTCTAGTGAGCCCTTCGCAACACCATCGGTAGGAGCTTCGGTAATAACTCCTGCCCTGTAATCTTTAAACGCTCTCATCTGTCTCGTCTTTGTCAACAGGTATTCCTGTGGTTGTATCAATGTCCACTAATTCTAATGGGTCACCGGCTATAGGAATTCCCTCAGGGGCTACACTTTGTGGATGAAACATTTGCTTTGCTGTATCAACCTTTAGTGTATCCATTTGTTGGTTTGTCCTATCTTGCATTAAATCATTAAAGTTTGTTTGAACGTCTGATGCTTTGCCAGCGATCATGTTGTCTAACATGCCTTTAATTTCTTTACTTTGATCTAAATCTTCTGCCATTTTATGCTCCTCCATTAGGTCCTACGGGATTTCCTTCCCCTGGAACCTCATCTTCTATATTACCAGCACCGTTAGGGGCTGCTTGATCAACTGCTGCCAGTGGACTCCATTGATATTGTCGTTGATATTGAGGTTCGCCCAACAATTCTTCTTCAATCTCATCAATTTGTTCATCTGTCAACATTAAAACGTACTTCTGTATGTAACGCTTACTAAAGAATGTTCCTATATAGGCTGCTAATCCGTTTAATACTTCTACTCTACTCCTCAAAATCTCTTGTTCTTTAGACTCTGTATAGTAAGCATCAGTCGAAAACTCAAACTCTATATCATCCTTAATGTTATTCCAATCCTCTTCGGTTAGAATACCCTTTAGTAAACATTGCGTCTTTAACAGATCGCTTAACATAACTGAGAACTTCCTTCTTAACTTGATGATGAATTTTGTAAACTTCATCTCATCTCTGTTAATCTCAGCTGCTCTTCCAAAGTTCATACCAGCCTGTTGTTCCAAACGTGAGATAGGAATGTTCAAAGATTGATAGAGTTTACGTTGAAAATATTCTACGTCCTCTATTTGCCCCAGGTTTTGGCCTGCTGGCAATGTATCAATCTGTGTTCCTGTCCCGCCTTCTCTTCTGGGTAACCAGAAGTCTTCCAACATCGACATAAACTTCTTGTCATCACGGATCTCACCTGTATTAGCATCGTAAACTAACTTGTTACGATAACGATCCATAATGTCTTTTAGATATTGTTCTGCCTTCATCTTAGGCAAGTTACCAACATCTACATAAAATATTCGTCTTTCAGGAGCCCTTGTAATTCTATAAATTACTACTGCGTTCTCCATCATACGAAGTTGATTTGCTGGCCTTATAGCCTTATGTAAATACGACAAAGCTATTTGTTTATCGCTATCTACCAAACCACTAGGGGCAAATGTTATAGCATCCTTTGTTATTTTCAGCCCTTGCTGATTCTCAGGTGCTACATAAGCTCCAGGTTTTTGAGTTACACCTTTATCATTATATATAAAAAACTCATTGACCTCTTTAATAAACAAGACGCCTGTAGGATTCTTTTCCTTCGTGACTTCTCGTACTTTCCTAATCTTTCTAGGGTCTATGTATCTAATATCTACTATACCCTGTTTAGGATTCTTAAGATCGATTACCTTGTGGAAATAAATCTTTCCATCAACGTACCATCGTCTAAAGTAATCCTGGGCTCTATCCCTAAAGTCCAGGAGATTCTTTATTTCCTCAAACTCTATTGCCATACTTTTTCTAACACTTGCTGAAAGTTTAACTTCATCAAGGTTAATTTCGACTGGAGATTCGTTCTCCAGCTGTGCAACAGACTCGTTGATTATGTCTTCAACTGCTGTATCTACATCTGCCATCAAGGCAATATCGCGATACCTTTTTATTAATTCGGATTCGGTTTGAGCAATCCCTTCGACGTCCATGTAGGTACCGTAATACCCACCCGCTCGAATTGATTCTATCGCACCATCATCA